AAGGGCCGGCGGGCCACTCTTGCTATGCTCGACGAGCAGGCGCGCAAGTTGGGGTTTCGTAGCCATGACGATATGGTCAAGGCTGCGGCGGCTCAAAAGGCGAAGCCTGTTCAGTCGCAGCCGAAGGTTTCTTCGCAGCCGAAGGTTGCGGCGAAGACTGCGGCTACGACGCCCGAGCAGGATGTCGAGGCGCTTCGTACGAAGCACCCCGAGGCTTTTCGTCGGTACGAGGAGCAGCTTGAGCGGATGAAGGAGGATAAGCGGCGGATCAACAGGGCGCGAGCCTTGTCTGAGAGGCAGGCGAAGAACCTCCAGCAGAAGCTTGAAGCGCAGTCGGCGGAATCTGCGTTGCGTGTGTCGGCTGTTAAGGCCGGTGTGCAAGACGTGGATTACGCTCTCCATCTGCTGAAGAAGGAGTTGCGTTCTCGGACTCCCGCCGAGTTTGAGACTTTTGACGCTGACCGTTGGTTTGCGGAGGGTCTGCGTAAGCAGGCGCCCTACGTGTTTGCAGCGCGTACTGAGCCGGTTACGTCCGGTCCCAGCACGCCTGTTTCTGCCAAGGCACCGACTCCCCAACGGGTAGCGGTGACCAATGCGCAGAACAATTCGGTCGATGTTCGAAAGATGTCCCGCCAGGATTACCTTGAGTACCTTCGCAAGAGGGGCCTTACCGATCCGAGTGCTATGTTCTGAGACACAGGTTTCCTGTGTCTCTCCTGCGCGGTTCTGCCTGTGAGAATCGCAACTCTATAGAGGAGAAACCGTGCCCGACTTCTCGATTATTCTACAGTCCCCGGAAGTTCGCGCTATCGTGCAGGAGAACCTGCTTGAGCGCGCTTTCCACGATGCTCTGTTCCCGCGACTGCTTTTCCGTGGTGAGGCGACGCCCGTTTCGTGGCCCGCTGGCAGCGGCGATACTCAGGTTTTCACGGCCCCGGGTCTGATTCCCGTGGACGCGGAGCCTGTGCAGCCGGGTACGGATCCGACTCCCGTTAGCTACCCGCTGGAGCAGTGGACTGCGCAGCTCCAGCAGTACGCCGGGACGATCGATACCAACATGCCGACCAGCATGCAGGCGATTGTCGACCTGTTCATGCGGAACGCGCACCAGCTTGGTATGCAGGCGGCGCAGACCCTTAACCGTATTGCTCGTGACCGTATGTACAATGCGGGTCTTTCGGGCTGGACGGTTGCGGACGGTGCGCAGGCGGCGACGAACTCGATTCGCGTTAAGCGCCTTAACGGGTTTACGCGTGCGCGTAATCCGGCGGTTGCTGGTGCGAGCCGCGTTCGGTTCGATCAGGTCAGCCCGTCGAACCCGCTTGCCGTTCGTCTTTTCGACAGCGGTCTTGCGGCTGAGGTTAGCCGTAACGTGATCGGTTTCACGCCGGATGTCCCCGGCGATGAGACTGGTCCCGGCGTGCTGACGCTCGACGGCGCCGTTGTTACGATGGCTGACCGTGGCTATTTCTTCTCCGTTGACCGCTCGTATGTCGTGCGCGTCGGTGGCGGGAATAGCGTTGACTCGATCGGTCCGACCGATATTCCGACTCTTGCGGATGTTCGTTCGGCGGTCGCGCACCTGTGGGAGCAGAACGTCCCTGAGCACCCGGACGGCCGTTTCCATTGTCACCTTGGTCCTGTTTCGCAGGCCAAGATCTTCTCGGACCCGGAGTTCAACCGTCTTCTGACGGCCCTCCCCGACTACTATATGTACAAGCAGTTTGCTCTTGGTGAGCTGCTTAACACGGTCTTTTTCCGTAACTCGGAGTGCCCGATTTCGAGCACGGTCGTCGGCGGCTCGACGGCGACCTACTCGCAGAAGGATCCGTTTGCGGGCGAGCTGTACTCGAACGGCAATCCCAACACGGGTACGCCGATCCACCGCATGCTCTTTACGGCGCAGGGCGGTCTTTACGAGTACTTCTCGGACCTGATGAACCTCATCACGGAGGCGGGCATCAACGGCAAGGTTGCTGATCCGCGCATCGTGAACAACGGCATCGAGATCTATTCTGACCGCATTCAGCTCATCATTCGTGGTCCGCTGAACCGCCTTCAGGATCAGGTTGCGACGTCGTGGAAGTTCATCGGCGATTGGCCGGTGCGTACTGACGCGTCGACGGGCGACGCGAGCCGTTACAAGCGGTTCGTTGTTGTCGAGCACGGCACGTGAACTAACGTGTGGAGCAAGGCTCGGGTTTCTGGGCCTTGCTCTATGCAGACGTTCGCGATGCGTCTGCTCCGGTCCTGTGGATGCGTCGTGGGCTTTGGAGAGTGGGCAACCGTAGCTGACCAACCGCAGTTACGGCTTAGCGGCAGCAAGAGTGAGTTCTGGTCGAGCTCGCTGTCTCGCAAAACCGGCGTCACAGAGTAAGCTCTTGCTGCCGCTGCCCACCGACCATTAAGGAGTATGCGATGAGTAACGATTTGTCTGATCCTCTTGAGAGTGCCAAGATTGCTGCGCCCGAAACTGCGGCGGCTTCTTCGCGTCGAGGCAGGCGACCGGCTTACGCAGCTCCTTCTATTACGCCCGTCCCTGCGCTGGAAGTTAAAGAAGTTCAGCCCGTCGTGGCGCAGGTTGTTGATAAGGTTCAATGGTTTGAAGTTCAGAACCAGTTGACCGTTTCTTGGCGCGGTTCTGAAATGCGGTTGCGTCCTGGCGCGCAGGTTAGCGAAGCTTCGCACGGCGCCGGTGCTATCGACATGATGCGCAACTCTGGAGTGGTGCTGAAGCCTATTGAAAGGAAGTGACTTATGGCGACGCCGCTGACCGAGGGTGAGAAGGAGCGGATCCGCTACCACCTCGGCTACATGGAGACGAGTTTCGGCTCCAATCAAGTGGCAGCGTCTTTGTCCTTTGGCATTCCGCGCCCGGCGCAGACGATCTTTTTGGTCGAAAGCGCGATTCAAGAGTTGTTGACTAATCTGTTCGCAGTTGAGCGCGTTAGGGCCATCCTTCAGACGATGGATAACCTTGAAGCGCAGATTGCGGCGGCAGCGTGCATGTTGGCAGCGGAATCGCTGGGCGACATGAAGTTGCGCGGCGCTGAATGCGGACAGACTTTTACGGATTTGTTGGAGCGCGAGTACGTTCGGTGGGGTTATCGCCTTGCCGACGTTCTTGGCGTTCCTGTTTATCCGTATTCCCGACGTTACCAGAACGGCGGCGCTTGCGGTCCCAAGGTTTCTAACGTGCGCGTTGGTGGGGGATCCTGCTAATGGCCGGTTGTTGCGTAACTTGTAATCAGCCTAGGACGGCTTTTGGGTGCGGCTGCGGGTTTACCAGGATTGAAAGCCTGTCGAACCCGCTGGTTGCGTCTTTGACGCCGTGCGTTGACCGGTTGCGCGATTTGTATACGTGCCTTGGCGCTCGTGTTTACGAGGTTGTGCTTGTGCGTACGCGGTGGAGCGGCGGCGAGCGCGGCGTTGGTGTCGAAGAGGTTATTTCCGAAGAGCCCATTTTGCCGACTCCTCAAGTTGGCGATTTGAATGGCGTCGCTTTTCAGACTTTTTCTTTTGGGTCTGAAGAGATTGGGACTTTGCGGGTTGACCAGATTAGCCCGCGTTATAACGAAGATCAGTTGATGGGTCGCTACGAAGGCGGCGCACCCATTCCGGCTGATGAAAACTTTTATTGGGAAATCCGCATTCCTATCTCCGACCACACGTCTGGTGAGCGGCGTCGGTTTTTCCCGTCGAACGTGCCCAACAAGGCACCTTTGAAGTTTCAATGGTCGATCAATCTGATGCGCGCGCACGATGACCGTACGCGTGCGGGAGATGTGCGAGGATGAGCCTCGTAAACATCACCAAGCGCGTCAATCTCGACCGATTTGGTTTGTCGGAAAAGCAGCTCGCCCGACTTCTGCCAGATACGATTGATCGTATGCTGAAGGATGCTGCTGACCGTACCGTAGTGTATTTGCGTCGGCAGGCGCGTGTTAAGCGGATTGTCGCTTTTGGCCGGTACATTGCCGGTTGGAAGACGCGCAAGGCGGGTTTGCGGACGTACTACGTTATTAATGACGTGCTGTACGCACGTTACGCAGAGAGCGGACGCGGTCCCGGTAAGATGCCGCCGATTGGTCCGTTGCGGGAGTGGGCTGCTCTAAAGT